CATCAGGGAGTTCAATTTTCTTTTTTTTCTTTTTTATTAAATCTATTTCCATTTCACAATAATGAATAATTTTTTGTAAATCTTCTATGCCATTTTTATCTTCATACCTTACAACATATCTTATTACATTAGCTTGAAAAGGATTCAACAAATTTTCTCTAATAAATGTCCAAGGACTTATGACATATTTTTTGTAATGTGATCCACCTATTTGTTTTTTAGACATCATTTATAATTAAAATTTAAAACTACTCTTGATTTTGTGTTTGTTTGGCTGACACTTGAGTGTAATTCTAACCCGTCAAATGTTACATATCTATTAGCAATACTATCTACCTTTTTACCATTCACGAATCTTGTGTAACCATTGTTTGTGTTAATATAAAAAATTCCTGTTGTTACACCTGGCTCATCAAAGTCAGTGTGATAATCATATTCTACATGTTCAACATTTCTGGTCCCTAAATTTGCTTTTACTCTCAACAAATTCTTAGGATTAATTTTTTCTAATAATGAATTAAGTAATTGATATTGATTAGATTTTTGATTATTTGCAATAAATGTGTGTGTAAATTGAAAGTTATCTTTTAAATGATCTTCCTCATTAAAAACTACATAGTCACTAAAAAACCAAGGAAAGTAAGCTGACATAATTGCTGCTTGTAAAGGTTTAAAATCTTTTTCTAAAAGAAAATTATCTTCTATTACAATTTCAGACATAATTACTTTTATACAATTTATAATATTTACTCAAGGGAAAATGATATTTGTGATAAGTTCCAAGTAAATGTAGTGTATTAATACTTCTTGTTACCCCAGTATACCAAACTCTTAATTCCTTAATTCTTTCTTGCAAATTTTTTCTGTCATAATGCGATGGAAAATTACACTTTGCAGATATAACTACATTATCTGCCTCTCCACCTTTAACTTGATGAATGGTATCAATAATTATTCTTGCTTTAATATCCAAATTTACCTCGCTCTTTTGAAGCTTTCTAAAATAAGTTTTTTCTTTATCTTTAAACTTTCTTTGAAAAGCATCTAACCAAGATTTTTTTTCCTCCACCATACCACCTTGTAAATGTAATTGTTCAAAATTGAACACTTGATTAGGATGAGCAAAGCTCCATTTTTTGCTGTCCGCTGATCTGTATCCATGATCTATATTTAATAAATAAGTATACATGTTACACGCATCTTCTCTAGTAATAGAACCACCATCACAAATAGTTTGCCAATCACCAATGGCTTTCCATTGATTAATATCAAATGATTTATTCCCACGCATGTCTTGAAAGTATAACCCTAATTTTCTGGCCTCTTCTTGTAATTCTTTTTTTACATCATTAATTCTTGCAAGCACCATCCACGACCCTTGTATCTCCCAAGGAATTTTTTTTAAGGTGCTCCACTTGTAGATCTGTCCATCACTACCGTTAGATGTAAACTCTTTTTTTATCCGGTGTCCGTCCATACCGTTTAATATACATTTTGAAAAAAAATGAACTTTCTTGTTTAATCTACGAGATTCTTTTAAGATTTTTATTTTACCTGGGAAAGTTTGAAAATATAAAACATCAGCTCCATTCCATTCATAAATGGCTTGGTCATCATCACCTGCTATATAAACTTTGTTAGAATTTAAAGCTAACTTTACAACCATGTCCCACTGCAGAGGGGTAAGATCTTGCGCTTCATCTACCATTAAAATTTTAAATGGGATTGGTAAACCTGTATCGATATATTTTTCAACCATGTCTGTAAAATCTAATCTATCGTTTTTGAACTCACCAGGGTTAGCTTCATAAGTTTTGTATCGTTCATACCCAGCTATGATTGATTTGAATTGTTGTAGTCTAACTTTTTTTCGCGGTTCCCTTTTATAAAGATCTATTGGATTAATCTTCATATTTCTTGCTCTATCATAAATTTGTAATGACCAATTGTTATAAACTCTTTGGTCATCCCAAGTGGGTTTGTAATTAAGTTTAACTGTTCCATACTGCGTGTGAAATTGAAGCATGTCTACTTTAGGATCTAGCACAGGAATGTCAGAGAATTGTTGTCTAGCTAAACTATGTAAAGTTCTAAAATATTTAAAGTCATCTTCATCGTAACCTTTAAACTGTTTTCTAACTCTATCCCTACACTCTTCTACAGCTTTATTTGTAAAAGATATGTAACAAATCTCATCAGGAGAGACACCTCTCTTTAAAAAGCGTTCAACCCTTTTTAAAAGTCTATGAGTTTTACCTGTTCCTGGTGGCCCAAAAAACTTAGTTGTTTTCCCATGGAGCTTTTGTTTTATTAAATTTGACATCTTTATTTCTGTGTTCAGTTTGTTTTGGTAGTGTGGCAACCCAATGTCTCGCTTGGATCCCTTGAAACTTTGCTTTCTTTTCACAACCAGCTCCCTGTAAGAATACTGTACACTCTTTTTCTGACCAATTGTAGCCTTGTTTTTTCATAAATTGTCTAAAAGTCTCAAGTTTAAATCTAATTTCTTTGCCATCTTGAAAAATATTGTCATGTTCTATTTGGTCAAACTCTGTAATAGTATCTGTATCTTCAAAAAATTTTATAATTCTAGTGTTAAATACTTCTTTTTTCTCCTCTTCTCCATCAAAACCTTCCATGTCTTGTTTATTACTAATTAATTCTTCAAGCCAATCTCGATATGGGTCGGGATCTCTCTTGCTTGGCTTAAGTGGTCGCCAAACTATATCGTAATTTAACAATCGTTCGCCTAATAACTGTTGTTGGTAGAGTTGTTTTGTATCTAATTTTACGACCTTACCTTGAATAGGCAGCAACCAATAAGGTTCAGGATATGAATTAACTTTAATTAATTTACCAACTTCAGGTATAGCTTCATTTAAACCTATACCAAACTTTCTTTTTGCACATTGTGTTGATCCATTGCAAAACATTCTTGCAACAGAAGTTCCACACTTATAAGAATAATCTTTCTTTTCGACTTGCTCAATCACTTTAGCTATCTCTTTTGGTGTAAGAGGCGGAACACAGATGGTTTTATTTAGCTCTCTTATCTCAGCTTCCCAATAATCCTTGTCTTCATTAACCTTTTTACACAACACTCCCACATTAAACATGGCATCATTACGGCCCTCTCCCTCTCTAACTTGGTTTCTAATAAATTTATTTACACAATTAGGCCATTGTTTGTTTTCGGTGTCCGTTGCTGTTTTAAGTTTATTAAAATCATCTTTGGTAATTATAAATTGTTTTACATACTCTATGTATTTTTCAAAAGATAAGCTCTGCGCTTCATCATCCATAGCACATCGTGTTGGAAATCTAGCATTGTGATAAGGTAAGTTAACAAATTGACCTTTTTGTTTGTCATCCCATTTTTCAGGAGTTAAATCTACTGTGTCTTGTGCTGGGAATATATCTGTCTTCGCATCATTAACACCGAGATCAGATGCAATTGATATCATTTTTTTTCTCATCTCAGCTGCAGCTACAGGCTCTGATAAATGTAAAATTAAATGTAAACCATTTGACTTAGACCTGTACGGGACAAATGGATATTTTCTTTCTCTAATTGTTTTAATAAATTTTTTGTGGTCAATATTATATCTGTCGACATCTATTACTCCCCAACTAGTTGTGGAGTCATCTCGTATGGGGACAGTTCCAAAACTATCCTTTCCTTCTAAATGATCTAACCAATTTTGATCTGTCATGGGTATAGGATTTATCCAACTACGCCATTCATCTTTTCCATCAGATCTTTTCTTGCCTAACTTTTTAGATTGACCATGATATGTATCAGACCCTTGGAACAGTTGTTTAAACTGCTCCAAGGATTTACTAAAGTCCATATTAGAATGGTGTTTTAGCTGATTCTTCTTCTTGGCCGTGTTTTACTTTAACACTACCACTCATTAGAGATTGTCTAAACTTGTAAGCTCTATTAACTAAGCTTTCGTCTTTGACTAATCCCTCTGATGTAATCTCCCAACCATACCATGATCCTAATTGGTTTTTCTCTAAAACAGTTTTTAATCTGTATTGTTGAGTAAATGGTGCAGGTCTAAAGAAACCTTTGCCATCTTTTTTAGGTACTTGCATCATATTCATCATGGAATTCCACTTCTTAGATTTTTTTCTTTGAGTAGACTTCATTGTGATTAATGCTTCGCTGGCCATGCTTTCTTCGACTACGACTA